CTGCGCGCGAAGCGCCGGGCAAGCGGGAGAGAAAACCCACAAACCCAAACCCCCTACTTAGTAGGGGGTCATCCACCTGAGCTTCATGCCGACGGCATCAGGACGTCCTTGACGTTCCAAGTGTCTCGGGTCTTCGAAGGGGATTTCCCTCCCTGGAGCCAAGACCTTGCGTAGAGCTCCCCATCCATCCAATGGTGATGGAGGAATGATGGAACGCACAGTCCACCCCTTAACCAAAGGGGTATGTGTGTCCAGACTAACCTTTTCGGCTTTGTAAGCCAAGAAGGAGTGCCTGCCTAGCAAGGGTGAGGTGCTTTCAACAAGAGGGAAGTGCTTGAGTAGATTTTCAAGCGTCTTGTCGATTGCACCCGCAGTCTTCCATAGACCAGCGAAATACAGCTGGTTTCTGAAAGATACAAGCGAAATCACCTTTGGAGCGTCATCGCGTGATGTGGGAAAATCTTGACGAAAACGCACTGGTGTTACCCAATGCCCGTCGTAATAGTCACCACCACAACTCTCTCGGAACTTGCCGTTCCAGAAAGACTTGCCGCTATTCACTTTGAAGCCAAAAGCCTCAAGGCGGCGAATCACGTGAAACACAGCGTTCTTGGGGACAATAATGTCGTCTCCGTAAACGCGGACGTGCTCACGCACCGATTTGATATCAGCGCGTGTGAAGGTACTACAAGCAGCATCCTGCAGTCCAAGCATGACACAAGTTAAAAATGTCATTGCTTCGATTGGAAAACAGAGTGCAGAGCCCATAGACGCGAACTTGGAAAGGGGTATTACCCCCCAACCAGGAACTTCAGCCTTGGTTGATCTGCAAGCCATCACGGCCTCAAGAAAATGAGGCCAATATGACAGGAGATCTTCTACATGCTGAACGGAAACGCGATCGGATGCCTCAGAGAGGTCAAGAGTAGCGAGGTCATTGACCTCACTACCTTTCCGGGCCAATTCCCTATTTGGGTTTTGATCCGTGAATCCGACGAGATTGCTGATAAGTCCCTCTTGGGTGCGGAAAGCACCAACCAGAGAGTCTTTCTCGAGCAACTCTACGAGTGGTCGCAAAAGGGCCTGCTGCACGAATTGCATGCAGACGGGCTCAATTGCAATGATCCTCGGCGTTTTGGCTGTCTTGGGGACAGTTATCACCCTCACGGGCAATTCGTCCTCAGGCTCACGAACGGAAACATGGTCAAGTTGGTCGTGGTAACGCCAATTTGGTAGGACGTGATCTCCATAAGAGATACCGGCCTTGTCCAGACGCGAAGTCCAGTCTGACTGGTTCCACTTGTCGTTTCCAACAAGTGAGTCAGCTGTCGCACCTGGTCCATGGTGTCCAATGATGTCTCCTTGATAGATGAGTTTATCCATCTCAGAGAAAACATCACGGAACAACAGAGCTGCCATCCTACGGAACTCCTCACGGGGCTCCACAGGTATATTCCTGGCATGTTCTCCTACCGCTCGATCAGTCTCAACATAACCTCCGATTGCGCGATTGTCCCTAGAAATACTAGTGGGACGCTCGATCTTACCAAAGACATAGCATAACTGTCGAATGGCAAAGATGCAATCAACCGAAGGGATGTCAAGAAGTAGTCCCTCAGTGTCGAAAACCTGACGAAGGAAACCTCCTAGAAATAACGGGAGGGGCCCTCGCTTTCGCTTAAAACCAGAGAAAGCGCTGGAGTCAACGAAGCCCAATTCAAGACTTCTCTCGAAGTCTTTCGCAAAATTGGGTAGAGAGATGGTTAAGAAGCTATCTCCCTCATTTTCGACACGACTCACGACAGTTTTAATATCGTGAGTAGCACTGGTGTGGCATGTACCGGCTAGTTCTTCAGCCAGTATCTTCCAGAGAGTATTCAGGCTTTTCACGGCTCCCCTTTACGGGTGGGTCGTTCCAAGGTCCAAAATATTCCCAAAACGGACGAGCGGGAAACAATATATGAAAGTTTCCCACTCGTATGAATCCGTCTGTCTGCTAGGACTGAGCCGAGCAGGCTCAGTTCTCGCCGCCCAGAAACTGGGTGGCCCTAGCGCCAGAGGAAGCAGTGAGGTACGCCGTCAAGGCGTCCACAATCTGCTTCGTCTCAGCCACGGTGTATCCATACCCCGGAGGGGTATCGACCACCATGTAAACGCTCGCCGTGAGGCGAACGTTGACTGAGGCCTGCAGAGGATCTGCAGCAATCTTGGCGTGATCGAGGCGCATGACCCGACGCGTACGCTTCCCGTAGGAATGCGAAACGGTCAGGGCGACAGTCCCGTCGTCCTTCTTGTAGACGCCCTTGTTGGGCTCTGCGGAAGTACGAGGAAGGGACTGCGCAACAGTCGCAATCGTCACAGACTGGGGGTCGGCAAATGCCATTGGACAGCTCTCTTTCAGAGGGACGGAAAATGGTTTATTTCCCGACATGGATGGAACCAGGCTATCAACCTGGCGAGATCTTGGCCTAGGACTTGGATAAGCCCAGAGCAGCAAGAACAGCGACCTGAGATGGGCTAAGCCCATCATAGGTTACACCGAATCCGTATGGTGACGCAGCAATACGCTTCCGAACAACAGAAGCAACAGTGCGCCTTGCATTGCCAATCTCCAATTTCGGAGATGAACCGGCAGTGCAAACCCCAGAGATTGTCTCAACAGATTTAATTTCCTGCATGAGATAACCATACCTGAGGACCAGACCGTCGCGGCCAAGGTGGGAGACGTTAGACATAACGTCCCCTATGTTCCCTGCCCAATCAGCGGCCCATGACCAGGGCGCAACATTCCAGAGAACTTCTGGAGTCACCGATGTGTTGAGAAGCTTTCGAGCCTCTGCAGCATAAAGTGAGGACTTGCTAGATGGAGTATCTCCCACTGGGAGATGATACCAGTAGCAGCCCTCAAACCACGTTTTCTTTGTGGTTGTGAAAGTCGCGGAGCCTGAGGCACCCACGACAGAATTCGTAGACGGTGTGAGCCCTAGGGCTCCAATCGCCGTTGAAGTCTGTGTAGCCGTGGGGAACTCATATCGCACCCGAATGTTGCGGCGCTGCAGATGACGATAATTCTTTAGAATTTCGTCAGCATGCACCACTGCTTCAGCAAACTGCTGAACATCACGGAGCAATGGAGCCCATCCAAATGCATGTGTGAGATACCCTGACCCTAACCTACGGGCCAAGGATACTCGTTCACGCATATGGATACCCGGAATTCCCGGTACCCCTTCACTTCCGATCTCACCAAGAGCGGTAAGAGCATCAAATGAAGGGATGTTTGGAAGCGTATTGGCTATGCCAGTAGCTCCCAACGCAAGCAGCTGAAGATTTGTATCTTCAGATGGAACAGGGTGTTTATAAACAACACCCGGTAGTGAAGTGGGAACAACCGCACCGGACAGCCTTGAACCAGCTGCTCCTTTGAGATTGTTAAAGTAGCACGGAGCATAATCTACCTCCGTTTTACTCTGCCACCAACTACCCCCAGAATTTGGGTAGCGTCCAGGCGGGGTGGGATGTGAATGACTATACATCTCACCAGTCACCGCAGTGTACTCAAGAGAGTTATTCTGCGGGGCTGATCCGTCCCTTGTGATCTGAACCTTGATTGGCCTCCCGGGGATGTTAATCCTCGAGTGAGAACCAGATTTAGGATTGTAATCCTCAAGGTCCATTGGAAATTCCGATCATAGTACGGTAGCATGGAAGATATACCACACTAAGTGCGGGAGCC